CTTCGACTTATTATGCACGACAGCGTACGGGCTGCTGTCCGCAGCTATGTGCATATCGTACGTCCACCCTTTTGCGTACTTCCCTGTGAGCTTCGGTGACGTCTCCTTGAGGTCTGCGACGACATCTTTAGCCGTGGACTCGACATCTTCCTCAGAGGCCTGGCCAATTATCTCGATTCTCTTTTTTACCGCGTTGTCGATTTCGTAGGCGAGCTGATCGGGGCTTATAGAGATGGAGTCCTCATGCTCCGCCGTACTCATGTCGTCCCCCTTTCGCAGGCAAGACGTATCCACCTGCCGTCACTCGAAGTTGACGTGACGCTATAGGTGACATTTGCACGCAAAACTTTCGGTTGATTGTCATAGTCGCAGGCGCGTACTACCAGCGTCATTGATGGGTTGAGCGTCTGGGATAGCGCCTCGAAGCGGCTTGTAAGCTGCTTGGTCGCCTGTCTGACGTAAACCGTTGGGCCATCCCACGTTGATGTCTCGATACCGTAATCATCAACTGTCGTTGTCTTGGCGAGCAGCTGAGCGGTGCCGTCAGTCTTGATCTCTGACAAATACAGAAAGTCATGAGTCCGATCATCGTCTACATGCCCGATCTCGCAGAGGCGCGTACCGAGCAGAGCAAAAAGCTCAGGTGTGAGATCGCCGACGTGGCGGATCTTAAGCTTAGCCGAAAGCTCAAAGCCCTCATCGTCTGCGAGCTCAACGTCTTTTTCCTGTCTGCTCATCTGGTTGTAGGCCATTGTGCGAATGAGATCGAGCCCGTCTGTACCAGATGGATTTATGCCCACTGTAGAGCGAGACGTGGTCGCCTCCATGATCGAGACGACCCCATCGTTATAGGTGTCCATTGATGTCTTAAGCATCGTCGCTCACCGACGTATCGTCTGAGACCTCATGTTTCAATCGGCATGATTGGATCGCGTCGGCGTAGTTCACGCGGAAATCGTCGGCGGCGTTTGAAAATTCATAGAGACAGGCATCGAGCAAAAGGCCGATGTCCTCATCGTCCCACGTCGTGACATCTTCCGGGCAGTCGCAGAGGCGACGCATGGTCGCCTCGGACTTGGACAGGACATCGGCGACGCGAGAATCAGTGGTATCGTCTGACCACGTGATGTTCAGCTTGCGCTTGACGGATGCCGTAATCTCGTCGGCGGTCATGCGCTCACCTCCTTAGATTAAGAGGCTGTTCTGGTTGTGACGGTGCCATTTACCTTGACATTTAGGTAAGCAGGGTCGAGTGCGGAGATGTCCAGCAGGATTGCCGAGGTATCGTCTTTAGCCTGACCTGCGCCATACATGACCTGCTTGTACACACGCTTGTCCTCGAGAAACTTATACTCGTCGCTCATCTCAAGTCCGCGATCGGCAGCCACGAGAGCGTAGTACTCGCTTGGAATGCAGAGCAGCGCCTTGCCGGAATTGACATAAGCCGATGTGTAAGTTGCAGTTGGGACAGGGAAAAGACCGTTGGCGTAGGCGCCCTCGTGATTGAGCAGGGTTGTTGCCGGCATGATCTTGGTGAGGTAGTCCGTAAGGCTGGTCACAAGGGCAAAACTCGGCGTTGTGATACCCGCGTTAGTCGTGACCGAGAGATTCTTCTGGCGTCCACTTTCGTCGACTGCGATGGTGGCGAGCAGGGAGCCGTAAGTCGCCGGAGTGAAGTCTGTGACAGCGACGGCGGTCTTCTGAGGATAGCCAGTTGTAGTCGAGACAGATACGCCTGACTTGATACTGCGATCGAGGCCGATTGGCTGCTTAAGACCTGTACCGGAGACAAATCCATGCTCGAGGCCATTGGAGACGGCTTCGCCGAGAGATGCGATGATGAGAGCATCAAGGTAGGTAGGGCCGAGTTCCAGCTCGTCCTGAGAGATCATGGCGTAGGCGGAGAGCTTGTTTTGCGTGGCGTCGATTTCTTTAAAAGCACCCGTGATCTCTTTGCTTATGGCGTCGCCAAGATCCCCCCACAGGGCCTCTTGAGTCGCGCCGGCATTGGTATAGATCTTGGTAATACGAGATACCGCGCGGATGTTGAGGGCTGCGAGGAACGGGTGCTGGGCCGCGACGTAGTTCATGACATCGTCGATCACGGTCTGGGGCAAGTCGGCGTTATTCATATTGTCGATAAATTCGGCCTTGGTACGGGCGGTTTGAGCCGCCTTGGCAAAACGGTCAAAATAGGCACGCTCTTCTGCGGTCAAGACCTTAAACCCGCGAGATGCAAGGGCAGTGCGATCGTTGTCGGCAGACTCATACGATCCACGGATCTCATCAGAGATCGAGGATGCGAGCCCCTGTATTGCGTTGTTGACGTCCTCTTGGGTGGCGTCGTCGCGCATGATGGTCTGCGCCAAAGCGTTTGATGCCTCGGCGTAGGCGTTAGAGGTGAGCTTGATAGGCATGCTCACTCCTTTCTGTTCAGTTTTTTTATTTGCGATTAAGTGCGGCAGCGAGCCGCTTAGCCGGAGTCATATGTGCCGGCTCCGGGGCTTTCTCTTCCTTGGGACTAGACTGCTCCGACTGTGTGAGTCTTACGTCAAGCTCATCAGCGATGAGTGACGCCAGCTCATGCGCATGCTCGAGAAGCTCGTCTGCCTCATGGTCCGTGTTGTCGGCAAAAATCCGCTCATAGGCGGCGTTTCTCGCAGATGCGGCGGCCTTGCTTTCTGTTCCATCAGAGGCTATCTCAGTTGCAAAGCCATAGGACACGGCCTCATCGGGCGTCAGCCACGTGTCTGCCTTGAGCAGGCTGTCAAGCTCTACCTCATCAATACCACCGCGCATATATGCCAGCTTACAGGCAATCATCTGCTCGTCGAGATCATCGGCCACCTTACGCAGGTCGTCAGCGTCGCCTTGTGCGATCGTCCAGCAGTCGTGCACGAAAAGCGCTGACGCCTCGCGCATGATACGAGTGTCTCCTGCCATGAAGATCACCGAGGCGATAGAGCACGCCTGCCCCTCGCATATCGTTGTCACGTCTGCGGGATGAGCGAGCAGTGCGTTGTAGATCGCAATCCCCTCTTCCACCTCTCCTCCGTAGCTTGATATGTGGCAGGTGATGCTCGACACATTACCGAGCGCAGCCAGGTCAGATGCGAAGCTATGCGCGTCAACGTCGGAGTCAAGCAGCGGCATAGACGTGATGTCACCGAAGATATAAACGTCGGCGGCACCACCTACAGCATCCATCGCGTAGAAGCGATTAGTCATCATTTTCACCCCCGCTCGATTGGTCGGAGTTAGCTGTCTCGTAGTTCTTCGTGCGGAGATGCTCATCCGCCCACGACTCATTTATCGGGTCGCGAGCGAAGTCGCGGAGTGTGTCATTGACGGAGTTGACGCCATCAGCGATAAGCTTATCTATATCGCTGGCTGCGTCGTAGATGTCACGATGCTTTATCTGGGATGTGTCAAGATCGCAGTGGGCACCATGCGCCCACTCATCTTGGGTGTAGGACTTTCGCGTGATTTCGTTGCCGATGACCTTAGCGACCGGATCGATCGCGAAAGTGATGAAGCTGTCAAACACGGTCGAGAAGTTGTTGACATTACCATAGAGCATGGAGGTCGGCATCCTCATGCAGGAGGCGGCCAACTCAAACATGTCTTTCCTGATTGAGATGAAATCCGTCGATGCGTTAGACGTGCTGCTACCATCTGAAAACGGGTCAAGTTCATTGCCGGTGTACTCAGGCCACACCGCGATACCATCGGAGGTAACGAAAGCCTGCACCTGCCGCTTCATAAAATCGAGCTGCTTCTGCTGCTCTGCGACAGTGCCACTTTGAGTGCTGCTGCGCCGCCACTTATAGCGTCGGGTATTGCCCGACTTATAGGCACTTGCAGCGCTGTCAGCAAGAGATGAGTACTGTGCGCCGATGGCGCGCTTTAAGTTTGTAAATCTCTTATCGGGGGTGGCATCTAAGTTGAAGCGATAGATCTGCGATGCATAGTAGTCAGAGCGCATCGGCTGGCCCTCGATCATCACATTGGTGAAATGATCTGCAACTCCTATGCCGTGCTTGTCATTCACGGTCCAGTCGGATGCATACCAGAGCGTTGACGCGCCGCCATACGATTGAAAGGGTATGACAAGGGCCTCGCCACGCTCGAACATGCGGTTCACGACAGCATCTATGAGCTGCCCGGCTGAGTAGTTCTGATTCGGCGAGACGTTCCATAGCCACGCGGCGTCGTCGAGGGTCCGCTTGCCATCAGAGCCGTAAAAGCGGATATCGCATGCCTGTATTGCCGCTGAGACATAGCTTGCGCCGATCAGGCGGGCAAGCTCCATATATTCGCAGCGAGCGAGGCTGGATACAATGGCGTCCGCCCCGTCACCTGACAGCTTCTTTCCGAGCCAGTCATAGATCGTCCGTGTAATTCCCATGTACACCTCCTAGTGGAAAATGAGGGGTTGCATTAACTCGATAGGTGCGGCCTCTGGCTCGTCTAACCTGTCTGATACACAAAAAGCTGCGACAAGAGCCGTAAAAGGGTCGGTCTTTCGGCTCCGGGGCTCGATTTTCCCGTAGACGAAATTGTTATGCGGCGCAGGTTCAAGTTTTGCGTTGTTCGCGCTCCATCTAGCCAGTGGGTTATCCCCCCATGCGATCAGGTGACGCTTAAATGCCGATGTAATCGACGGCTGCACGCGCATGATGTCAGATGGACGCGTAAGCACGCAGCGCGCCTCTTTACCGCTAGCTGAAAAGCCTTGTTCCTCGAGAGCACGGCGCATCCAGACGTGTCGATAAGAGTCGTACCCGACAGCGCGCACCTCGTGGTCGCGTTCGACGTGTCTGCACCATTCGGCGATCATGA